TTAAGATCATATAAATACTCCCTTTTTATTTGTGCATATTCTACAGGAATATTTGCATTTAAGTAAGCCATAATTTCTCCTCATTTTATTGTACCCCAATTCGGTCCAGATTCATAGTCTACCTTATTAGGGACTTCTAAATTAACAGCCGATTCCATAATTTGTTTTATTTTATCGGCATGTTCTTTTGATTCAATTGATATATCAAGTTCATCATGCACTTGTATATGTGGTACAATACCCTCCTTATATAAATCAATCATAGCTTTTTTTGTCATGTCTGCTGCACTACCTTGAATAAGTTTATTTAAAGCTTTGTAAGTAAATGCTCTTCTTATTCCTGGTCCGTGTTCCAAGATTGCTGCATCGTGTGTCATGGCTTTGTGCATACCAAACATATTTGGTTCCCAAAGATGAAATCTACATAACCTACCTAATAAGGTTCTAATCTGACCACGTTGTTGTGCTCTTTGCATTACGTTATCCATTAACATTTTTACAAAAGGCACTCTTTCATGATACTGTTTAAATAATCCATCAGATGTTTCTTTAGATACACCTAGCTCTGCCTGTAGTTTATTTTTACCCATACCATAGAAAAGTCCAAGATTAATTGTTTTAGCCTGAGATCTAGGTATGTTAGCCATGTCAGCAACAATATCGTGAAAGTCTGCTTCTCCTTCATTGTAAGCATCTAATACATCGTTTACACCATAAAGATTTTGTAAAGCAGCATAATGCACTACCAACCTAGGCTCTTGCTGAGAATAGTCAAATACACCCCATCTATGGCCCTTCTCAGGTATAAATAATGACCTAATCATTGGTCCAAGCTCTTTGTTTCTAGCTGGTATTTGTTGTAAATTTGGGTTTGAATAACTGAATCTGCCTGTCACAGTTCCTCCATTATCTCCACGAAGTTGATTTATTTCTGCGTGTATTCTTCCTTTATGTTCATGTTTGATTATGGTATCAATAAATGTTGTATGTGCTTTGTTAATTTCTCTAGCACGTGCTATGTATTTAACTACAGGATGAGGATGGTTCTGTAAAAAATTTTTAGTAAATGATGGAGAATTTGTTTTTTCGGTTCGGTCAAATGGTAGGTGAAGTTTTTCAAAAACTTTCGAAATGCTGCGCGCTGCCCATATTTGGATATCTACTCCAGTTTCTTTTTTTACTGATAATAGGCATTGTTTTTCTTCTAATGATAGTTTGTCTTTTAATTGATGAGCTGCTTCGACATCTACTCGTACTCCTAAAAAACGCATATCAACAAGGCAAGGAAATAATTCAGTCTCTAATTCAAAAATAGAATTTATATCTTGACTGTCAATTTCTTTTTTTAACATTTGCCAAAGTTCTAATGTTATTGATGCATCTTTCTCTGCGTATTGTCCTACATATATTGCAGGTAACTTATACATCTCTCCTTTAGCATCTACTCCCCATTCTTTTGCTGCCGCATATAAAGCTGCTTCATCTTTTGATGATCCAGTATATTTTTTAGCACAAGTATTTAAATCATAACGCATTTGATTTTCATCACACAAACCTGCAGCTATCATGGTATCTACTATTTTACCATTTATAGAAAGACCCATAGATCTCAACCAACATACATCATACATTGCATTATGAAATATTTTAGTAGAAGGTGTTTTTAAAACATCTGTAATCCAGTTTAGAACCATTCTAAAGTCCATATTACCACCACCTTCATGACGGATAGGGTAATACCCTGACCAACCTTCAACAGCAACAGCTATGCCTACTACTTCTCCATTCTTAGTTATAGAGCCTGATCCCATCTTCATTAAATTAGTATCTTTTGTTTCTAGATCAATTGCAATTTCATCGTGATTAGATAAATCAGGAAACTCTGTTGGTGGTAGCCATTCTGTTTGTGGTTTAAATATTGGTTTTTGTATCATTTTTGTTTACCTTTTCTATGTTGGTTAGTTTTTCAATATCCTCGTAAGGAACCATTGTTATTTTATCTTGTCTGCCATCTCTTTGATAAACTTGATAAATACCTTTGCCTTTTTCATAGCCTTTCTCCTGTAATTTATTTACTACAAGATTTAATAACTCTTGTCTATCAACTACTAGCCAATAGTTATTTCTTTCAAACACAATGTAGTCAGCTTTACCTTTTACCCATCCAGGTTCACCTCTTACATTTGTTCCTTCAACCCATGCAATATCATCTTGAAAATTATTATCCCATCGGTTTTTCTTTTTCATTCCTTTGACATCAAACTTATAAAGTTTATGTTTAAATATTCCTTTGACATCCCAATGTTCTTTCATGTTTTCATAGTTGTTTGCCCATACTGGATTAGTTAAATTTTTAGCAAACTTTTCTTCAGATACTCTTGCTTGTTTTACATATTCTTGCCAGCTCATGAGTAATCCCTTTCTAATATCATCTCTAGATAATGTATTGCTTTTTGTATATCTTGTTGCTTTCCCTTCGACTGATGTCTACAAATATATTTTATAGCATTGCCTTCTGCGAATAATAATTTATTTTCATTAATAAATTCTGCGGGTTGAATTTTCATAGAGCGGTAGTGTTTCCCGCCAACCTGCTCTTCTAAAGAATTATATGTTGTTCCTTTAAATATATCTTTGTTTGTCATAGTACCTCCTGCATTGGATAACATTTATTTTCATCTTTTGGTCTTATAATATGTAGATGTTCTTTAGTTCTTGTTGCCCCTACATAAAATAATCTTGTTTCATCATCTTGACTTTTGTCATATGATTTTTTGGTGTTGTAAGTAAGATCAGTAAGTAATACTACGTTGTCTTCTTCTCCACCTTTTGCACTATGAATTGTAGATAGTTTGATCCGTGGTTCTTTGTTCAGCATCTCTCCATTACGTTTCATACGTCTAATATAATTAATTCTTTTCTGTCCCGCTTGATCAAAAGATTCAAACCAAGTTTCTTTTGTTTTTAAACCATAATCTTTTTGTAGTTGGTCAAAACTGTAGACACCATCTTTGACTAAACCTTTTAATTTATCTTTATCCCACTTTTCCTTACTTATATACTTTGAAACTTTTTCTAGTTCTTTTTGTCCTAGCATTTGACCTTTCAATAAATTTTCCCAACAAGATGCAGCCTCTTGAATATCTTTCTCGTATAATTTTTTAAATCTATTTTCATAATAAAATCCCTTATCTCTAATGGTTTCTTCTAATGAATCTAACATTGATCTTGTTCTAGTTAATACTAACCATTTACCCGATGACATATCCACATCTTCAAAACTATCGTACGGAGTTAGTCTTCCTTCATGTTGTTTAGGATTCCAATTTTTATTTATTCTATTATCGACTCTATTTATGATAGAGTTAGCCAGTTCATGAATTTTTTTAGGAACTCTTCTAGATTCTGTTAAGGGTAATGTCTCTCCTTTTTGTGCAATAAAGCTATCTACATCTGCACCTGCCCATCTAAATATTGCTTGGTCATCATCTCCTGCAATAAAAGAATCAACTGTTTTATCCCATATTGTTTTGACCATATCCCATTGCATTAAGGATAAATCTTGTGCTTCATCTACAAACACTACATCAAAGTTTGGTGATGCTTCTGATTTTATAAATTTTAAAATCATGTCGTTGTAGTCTATTAAATTATATTCTTTCTTGTATCGATCTAACTGATTAGCTATGTGTACTAAAGTATTATATTCAACATCTTGGTTATGTTCTTTTAAATTATATTGTCTATCAAGACTTATGTTTCTTAGTTTAGCTAAATGTATAATTCTAAGGTAATCACTTTTAGTTGTAAATAATCCTGTCTCTTCTTCATCATATTCATTATAGTCTAAAAATAAATTTTCTTTTCTACCTAGATCTTCATAGTGTCTTCTTTGCATAACTTGATTCTTTTTTATTCCTAAAGATCTAAATGCTAAAGAATGTAATGTTCTAAAATAAGGCAGATCATCATCAGATAGATTAAACTTTTTCATAGCCCTATCTTTAGCTTCGTTCGCTGCTTTCTTTGTAAATGCAAAGTATCCAATCCTATCTGGATTAGTTGTTTTTAAATAATCATCTACTTTATTTAAAAGTGTGTGAGTTTTTCCTGTGCCTGGTGGTCCTAATACTATTGTTTTCATTAGTATGGTGACTCCTCTTTTAATTTTTTTGGTGTGTGATGATCTGTTGGTCTATCAAAAGCTTCAACAACCATAATACTTGGTCTCTTCTTACCAATACTTATTCTATCATCTTTGCAATCACAGTATTCTTTTAACATCTGTTGTGTAACTTGTGGTTTCTCTGGCCATTTTTTCCTTTGTAAATGTCCATGATAAAATTTGTGAAATATAAATTTGTGTTGTCCTTCTTCTGTATAAACATTGCCGTTGAGTATATCTTTCTTTGTTGTCTCTGCAGCAGTTCTATTTGTGCAGAACTCTTCTAAATGTTCCTTGAGTTGATCAATGATCGATGATCCTTCTGGAGCTTTTATTATTTCAACACCCTGTAATAGTTGATCAGTATATTTTTCAAACTCTTTAACCGTGATTCGTGGTGGCTTCTTGTTGATCTGTTTAGCAACAGTCCTTCTAAATAATCTTTGTTCCATTAGATAATCTATATTATCTAGTTTCACCCTTTCACCATCTACGTTTACCCAATAGTATGGTTCATCTAATTCTACTTTCTGTAAATCTGATAGTGTTGGAAATACTACATCACCACCTATACCAAACTTTCTAGTTCGACATAAATTTTTATCACAATGATTACACATTGGATCTTCATTACATTTGAAACCTAAATCTTTACCATCGTTAAATTTTATTTTACCTTGAACTATTTTATCATCCAAAGGTCCTTGTTCATGTTTCTCAAAGTATTTATAATTAAATGCATTAATTTTTCCTTGCCAACTTTCTGGCCATTTTCTTTTTGCATACTGTATGTATTGATAGAGTATTCTATCTCTACCATCTTTTATATCTGTCTGAGTTATTGACTCTAAACAAGGTGGGCCATCACTAAATTCTGACTCTGGTCTTTTAACTTTTAAATCTTCTAGCTGTGATGGTGTAATTTTATTAAGTTCATATAAATTAAAAAAACCATCTAGACTAACAGCTTCACCCTTTTCATTAAAGCAATATCTTGTTGTGTTATTAGAATTAAAGTATGGTAAATTTAAAAAGTTTCCTGTATCATCTTTGGATTTTAATTCTATTTGTTTTGGAAATACTTCTGATCCACCATATCCTAATACTGCACTAACAGATACTAACTTATCTCTCATTAGTTTTGCTTCAACAGGAACTGTTGTAAAACAAAATACGTGTGCACCACCAGACTTAGATCTAAATACTAGTAATGGTAATTGTAAATTTTTTATTTTGTTAATTAATTTTTTGTGATCAAACCCTGCATAAGAATCTATGTCTATGCAACCCCACTTACATGTATTGTCATCTGTGATTGGTATGATTCCTAGACTAGGTTCTATTCCTTGTAAGTGATTACCCCACATTTTTTGAGTAACCATCTCTCTTTGCACAAAAGATTTACCTTTTATCTTTTGTCCATCTGCACCTTTTCTGTCTACATAAGTGACACCATGAGCACGATCTAATCCTTTAAATATATTAATAAATTCATCCATATTTTTAAGGGGCGGTTTCCACTCTCGCTTCTCCGCCCCACTCCAAGGAGTTCTTATTAGTATGGTGATTTAGTATTATCTTGTGCTACTGCATCTGTTTCGTGTTTAACTTCAATCTCACCTTTACCTATTTTATCAGCAAAATCTTTTGACATTGCATACACGCTCTTATCAGTAACTGGTCCTATTTTAGATACATCCCAACCAAACCAAGTTCCTTTGTCATTAGTCATTTGAACTGACTTTAACTTATAAACATGGCTAAATGTTGGTGGAGTAAATAAACCATTTTTACCCTGCATTTTAATTGACATCATTAACGAGTTCCAAGTTTTACTAACTTTTAACTGCGTTCTTGTCATTGTTACTAATGCAGTGCTAGGTACTTTACCCAACGATATAACAAAATGATGAGCAGTGTTTTCAAGGTAATTACCATTTGGTAGTCTATCTCTATTAAACTGATCTCTTTTTGCTGTCTGAACTATAGGATCATTAACAGGAAAAATATTTATTGGAGCTCCAATACCCTCTCCTCTATCTTTCCATTCAAGAAACTTTCTATAATAGAAAGCTGGAATTACATCTATTCCTTTTTGTCCATCATAGAGTTCTTTAGTTACACTATTAAGTATCATTCCTGGTTCTGCACCTTGAACGTACTTAGCGTGTTGCTTGTTAATTTCTGGGGATAACTGCCCCAAAACTTTCAGAAATGGTAACGCAAGATCATCTTGCGACATATTCTGAGAGCCAGCATTTGCATCGGCTTCAAAATTAACTGCTGCCAGTGCACCTGCATTTTCTTTCTTAACTATATTTGCATCGTTTTTCATTTTTATTTTTTCCTTTTTATTGTTGTTTTATTTCCAACGAATACGCTGAAAATTTCCGTTGGCATTTCTTTACCTGCCTCTAAACGTTCACGGACTAACGCTTTCAGAGTCATGGGTTCAACCTTTAATTTCTGTGTAGGCTGAAGCCCTTGACCCCTCGCAAGGTCAGCATAAGATGCTGCCTTGTTATCTTCTCCACGTCCAAAAGATACTACAACTTCATTTTTTATAATATCTGCAAGGCCGTTGGTACGAAGCCAGTTAAATGCCGCTTCTTTATTTGCCTGTGTGATAGTGGCATTATAAAACGGCTTAACATCTATCTGTGAACCATCAATTAGTTTGAGTTGGGATAAACCCATCTCAGACATCATCGTTGGAATTATTTCTCCTGATAAATGTTCTAAATCTTTTTTGCGTTGTTTAAGTTTATCTTCGATACTTTCTATTTCAGTAGCCAAAGATTCCATTTTTTGTACTTCATTAGATAATATTTTTAAATTTTCACTCTTATCTAATACATCTGTTTTGTCTTGTTCAAAGTTAATATTACTCATCTACTTCTCCTTTCTCGTATAAGTTAATTGATATGGGATAATATTTTCTTTCTTGTTTATCCCACTTGAGTAAATTGTATTTTCCATTTGTAATATCAGATACAATAGAACATGCAACACCTATTATTGCAGGGTCGCCTGTAAGTAGTAAATAATCTTTCTTATTAAAATTAGTTAAACCTTTTCTAAGTTTAAAAACTAAAGGTCCTGGAGAAAAAATTATTTGTGACATCTCTGGCAATAAAAATTTAAATCTACCATATTTAGATGCACCCATAATATTTATCTTAGGTTTGCCTTCTCTAGTTCCAGCTATCTCTTGTATTATATAGACAGTTGGTTCATAGACATTTCTAAGGTTTTCATATTTATTACTTTCTGACATTGACAAATCATATAACATCCTTTATATATAAGTCAATAGAAAGAAGAAAAATTATGGATTATAAATTTAAGACAAAGCCATACGCGCATCAATTAACTGCGTTACAAAAATCGTGGAATAAAGAAACCTATGCTTATTTTATGGAGATGGGTACAGGTAAAACAAAAGTGTTGATTGATAATTTAGCTATGCTTTATGATAGAGGTAAAGTAGATGGTGCATTAATTATAGCACCCAAAGGAGTTATTGGCACTTGGTATAATCAAGAGATACCAACTCACTTACCAAATCATATTGAGAATGTGTCAGTATTATGGCAAGCATTAATTACAAAAAAACAAAAAGAAAATTTAGATTGTTTATTTAAGACAGAAGAAAAACTACATATATTAATTATGAATGTAGAAGCTTTAAGTACATCTAAAGGCACAGAATTTGCAGCTAAGTTTTTAAACTGTCATAGGTCTATGATTGCAATAGATGAATCTACTACTATAAAAAATTCTTCTGCTAAAAGAACTAAAAATATTTTATCATTAGCAAATCTAGCTAAGTACAGAAGAATAATGACGGGGTCTCCCGTTACAAAAAATCCACTAGATTTATATAGTCAATGTGAATTTTTAAGTCCGTGGTTGCTGAACTTTCAATCGTTTTACGCGTTTAGAAATAGATATGCAGAAATGAAAACAATCAATACTAGAGGAAGGTCAATACAAGTGGTTAATTATTTTAAAAATATAGGTGAACTATCAGATAAATTAAAAAATTTTTCTTACAGAGTATTAAAAGAAGATTGTCTAGATTTACCTGATAAAATTTATGTAAAAAGAAACATTGCTCTTACACCAGAACAACTAAAAGTATATCAACAAATGAAGACTACAGCGCTTGCTATCTTAAATGGTAAACAAGTTACGAGTGTCACTGTTCTAACTCAGTTAATGCGCTTACATCAAATAACTTGTGGACATTTTACAGCTGATGACGGTAGCATTCAAACTATTAAAAATAATAGAATAGTAGAACTTATGGATGTTCTTGAAGAGATAGAAGGTAAAGCTATTATATGGGCTAACTATCAGCATGATATAGTGCAAATAAAAAAAGCTATAGAAAAAGAATATGATAAGGATTATGCTGTTACCTATTATGGACTAACACCACAAGATGAAAGACAAGAAAATATTAAGAAGTTTCAAAACGATCCTAACTGTAGATTTTTAATTGGTACACCACAAACTGGTGGTTATGGTATTACTCTTACTGCTGCAAATACTGTTATATATTATTCTAATGGTTATGATCTAGAAAAAAGATTACAATCAGAGGATAGAGCTCACCGTATAGGTCAAAAGAAAGCTGTAACTTATGTTGATTTAATTACAGAAAAAACTGTAGATGAAAAAATTGTAAAAGCTTTACGTAAAAAAATTAATATTGCGTCTGAAGTTCTGGGTGAAGAATTAAGAGATTGGATTTAAACTATATCTCTTGCTGAACCAAGTATAGGTTTGTATTTAGTTTTACCCTCAGATCTATATGCATGTAAGAAAGATGCACGTCTACCTTCAGGTATCCAGCTACAATGAATCCAGCCTGAATTTGGTTCACCTGGAGTGTAGAACTCAAGGATTAACTGGTCTGGTTCGAGATTTAATTTAATCCAATCAAAAAGTTCAGCGTTGTCTACGCCAACACATTCGAAGTCGGCGGCCTCAGCTTTAGCATGCTGCGATCGTGCCGAGCTGCTGATAGCCACACACAACTCTACGCTACGAAAACCACTGGTTATCTTTACCCTGCCGAAGTGATCTCGTATCGGTTGCAAAATATTTTCACACAACTCTTTTAATTTTTCTATTTGTTCTGCGTTAGGATTATTGTTAATTCCCTTACGTATAGCAGTGTCGCTTTTGATAAGCTCTGAAAGAGTAAAGTTCCGTGTAAGATTCATTATTTAAATAATATTCCTAATGCAAAGAGTGCAGCAGATCCCGCTGCTGCTAAGAGAACCCAATAGATTTTATCTATCTTACCGCCCAATTTCTCGACATCTTCGTGTATATGTTTTAAGTGATTATTTTTAATCTGCGAAATGTCTTTTCTTACGCCTGTTATGTATCCATATAAGGCTACAATGTGTTCTCTTGTTGTTTTAGGGTTTATTGCCATGGTTACCCAATCCTTATTCCTAAATCGTTTAAAGTTTTTAGCTTATCTGCTGTAGATAAACTAGCAAAATTAGCTGGTAAACTCAAGCTAGCATTTTGGGTTTGTGTATTGATTATATTAGGGTTGATATTTACTGTGTTTAGAGGCGGAGTCGTGATCCGTGGTTCTTGTTGTATGACTGGTAGATTAACATCTTCAAAAAATTTAACCTCTCCATCAGATAAACTTGTATTTCTATTATCAGCAACAATTTTATTTATATCTTTTATAGCTTCAAAGTATGGATTACGAACTTGAGTGCCTTCTAAT